GTTCCCATGTGCCGAGGCGATCATGGTGCGTGGCGGATGTTTGCACGACACCAACACCGGTCGCCAATACCACATTTCCGGTCACGCCAACAAAGGCACATCAACTCTGACGCTGTTCACCACCGATGTGCAGGGTCAGCGTCTCAACGACTTCCCATTTGAACAAGGCGAACCGATCACGTTGACGACCGCCGACAATTTCCACATTCAGGGAACCTATATTGCGGAGCCTGCAAGCTGATGCCATATTTCATTGAGGATGACAACCCGGACTGCTCCGGCTGGGCAACTGTCAAACAAGACGGCGAAATCATGGGATGCCACGTCACAAAACAAGACGCGATCGACCAGATGATCGCGTTGTCACTCGAAGAAGGCATCGAACCCGGCGGAGAACGAGTAGCACGTGACCTGCCAGACGCATACCGACCTGCTCTCAGCGACGACGTGCCGGAAGGACGCGCATGCGGAAACTGCATCCACTACGACGAATCAAACGTCGATGGCGACATGGCATGGTGCGAGCTGTGGGACGAATACGTGCGAGGCGACTACTACTGCGACCGTTGGGAACCAGTCGAAATATCGACCTCACGTCAAGTCGAGCTCAACCTTCCGCAATACATTCAAGACGCTGCTGCACGTGGGCTAGAGCTACGCGCCGAAGGACTCGGAGGTGACGGGCTCGCAGATTCCACGATCCGTGAAGCACGCGCAATGGCGAACGGAGATATCACCGAGGACAAAGTGATTCGCGCTAACGCGTGGGCAGCACGACACGCGGTCGATCTTGACGCACCGCAAAACAGTGACGCAGATAACGACGACTTTCCCGGACCGGGAGCAGTCGCACACTATCTTTGGGGAATCAACCCGCTGGATCCCGATCCGGCACGCGACTGGTTCGCACGCAAAGCAGAAGAAATCAAAGAAGAACGAGGAGCCGACATGGACACCATCGTCCGGGCAACCGACAACATCGTCCGACAGATCGACTTCGCAGTCGAACAAAACAACGACGGACTCACGCTTGATGGTTACGGTGCCGTGTTCAACCAGTGGACAGAAATCGAAGATCAATTCGGTGTCTACCGTGAACGGATCGCACCCGGAGCATTCAAACGGACACTCGGCATGCGGATGCCAATCCTCCAGTTTGACCACGGCGCACACCCGCTGATCGGCAGCATCCCGCTCGGTCGGATCACCAGCATCGCAGAAGACGACCACGGGCTCCGCGTCAAAGCACGACTATCCGACAACTGGCTTGTTCAACCGGTACGTGACGCGATCCGTGACGGTGGCATCACCGGCATGTCATTCCGGTTCCGCATCATCGACGAAATGTGGGATCGTGGAAACGACGGCACCGAAGAACGCACCATCAACCAAGTCGAACTGTACGAGGTCGGACCGGTCGTGTTCCCTGCCTACGAACAAACCAGCGTTGGTGTCCGATCACGCGCAGCGCTTGACGCGTTGCAGGATGCAGAAGTGCGTGAAGAAATTGCGCTTATACTGGCAGCAGGTGGTGACATCCAGTCACTACCAGCAACCGAAACACATGCAGACCCGACAGATAGTCACTCTGCAGCAGATGACAGCCCGGCAGACAGCCACCTGTCACTCCCAACCAGATCACAACGGCGGGCACGACTGATGCTCGCAGGAATTGAGGAATGACATGAAGAAGGACGAACTGCGGGACCAGCTCGAAGAGCTGCGCTCCCGCATCATCGAGTTGTCCGACAAGGACGACATCACCGAAGAGGAAAACGTCGAGCTCGACGCTGCGCTCGGTGAGCACGAGGCTCGCAAGGCCGAGCTGGACAGCATCGAAGCACGCGAGCAGCGTGTCGCTGCAGCACGCGAAGCAGTTGTGGAGCGTGCCTCCGGCATCGACGCTCCGCAGGTCATGCAGCGCACCGCCACCGACATTGATGTGGCACGCGCCAGCCGTACCGAGCTCCGCGACGCAGCGCTCGCGATCCTTGACCGCGACGGTTCACACCTCGCAGCTCGCAACGGTGACCACGTGGACAACCTGCTCCGTACCCGCAACGCTCTCACCGACGGTGGCGAGATCGCGAAGCGCATGGTGCTTACCGAGTCGGAGCACTACCGCTCCGCGTTCATGAAGGGCATCACGCAGGCTTCTCCGGCGTTCACCGCTGAAGAGGGTCGCGCTCTGGACGAGTACCGTGCGATGAGCGGTGGCACCGACACCGCTGGCGGTTTCGGTGTCCCGGTGCTGATCGATCCGTCGATCATCCTTACCTCTGGTGCTGGAGCTGCTCCCGTGCTGGATCTCGCTCGGGTCGTGACGATCACGACTGACGAGTGGAAGGGTGTTTCGTCGGCTGGTGTCAGCTGGAGCTACGACGGTGAAGGCACCGAGGTGTCGGACGACAGCCCGACGCTGGCGCAGCCCACCGTGCCTGTCTACACGGCACGCGGGTTCATCCCGTACAGCATCGAAGTCGGTCAGGACTACCCGGCGTTCGCAGCTGAGATGCGTCGACTGCTGGATCAGGGTTACATCGATCTCGTCGCGAACGGGACGATCAACGGCACCGGCTCGTCGCAGCCCACCGGCATCTTCACCGCGCTCGACGCGAACACCAACGTGGAAGTGGTGGTGACCACCGACGGCACGTTCTCCGCCACCGACCTGTTGAAGGTCTGGAAGAGCCTGCCGGAGCGTTACCGCGCCAACGCGACGTGGATCATGAACACCGATGTGGAGAACGAGGTTCGCTCGTTCGCTGCCGGTGCCGACAGCGCCTACTACACCGTCGACTTGTCGGCTGGTGGCATCGGCACCCTGTTCGGTCGTCCGATCCGCACCACCGACTACGCGCCGGAGTTCACCGGCACCACCGGTGCTGCGAACATCCTCGTCGTGGGTGACTTCAGCAACTTCCTCGTCGCGCAGCGTGCCGGTATGAGCGTGGAGCTCATCCCGCACCTGTTCGCGACCGGGAACAACCGTCCCAGCGGTCAGCGTGGCTGGTTTGCCTACGCACGCCACGGGTACGACAGCGTCAACGATCTCGGGTTCCGACTCCTGCAGAACCAGTGATCGTGACCGGTTGAACCGGTACACGCTTGTGGACACCCTCCCGGCTTCGGCTGGGAGGGTGTTTCACGTTCTATGACTCATGCGTTATTATGATGCAGTCGTCGGTTCCGCTGTTCGGGCAGTGGCAGCGGAACCGACGCACATGAAACCCACTGCCGAAGGAGGACACGCTATGGCACACGTAGTTGCTACAGCGACCTGTGTTACCGCAGGACCAGACGGGAACCGTGTACGGCTCACACAAGGTGTCGTGTGGAACGCAGACGATCCGATGGTGCTCTACCGACCCGATCTGTTCCGAGCGCTCGAAGAAGGCGATCGCACCAGTCGACGACCGGTAGAACAAGCGACAGCTGCACCCGGCGAGGTGAAACGCGGACCGGGTCGTCCACGCAAGAAGGTTGACTGATGGGTCGACAGAAGAAAGCGAAACCTTTGCCGACGCGTCAACTAGCGAAGGTTGCGATCGCATATGTGCATGGCATGGAAGTCGCACACTCATGGCATCAATCGTTGATGTCTCTGATCGCGCATGACGTGGCGAATAAGCAGCGTGTGATCGGCGGTGGCTGGCTCGCAACTAAATATGGGACAGGTGGCATCGTCGCAGCACGCAACGACACCGTGAAACAGTTCCTGACGATGGATCATGTTGACTGGTTGATGTGGATTGACACCGACATGGGTTTCGAAGCGGACGCTGTTGATAGGCTGATGGAATCAGCGGATCCTGAGACCGCTCCGATCGTTGGCGGGTTGTGTTGGATGATGCGGGAGGTAGGCACCGACGGTGTCGGAGGGATGATCGTGCAGCCTGCACCAACCGTGTTCGACTGGATGCAGAACACAGCTGATGACGGCACCGTCGTGTCCGGGTACACGGTGGTGCCCGATTATCCACGTGATCAGCTGTTCCAGTGCGCTGCGACAGGTTCCGCGTTCGTCCTCATCCACAAATCGGTATTTCAGCGGGTCGCAGAAGATTACGGTCCGAGCTGGTACTCACCTGTGATGAACCAAACCTCGAAACAGTGGATTTCGGAGGATTTGTCGTTCTGTATGCGAGCGAACGCATTAGAAATACCTGTGCACATTCACTCAGGTGTCAAAACAACCCATCTGAAGCACCTGTGGCTTGATGAGAGGCTTGCAGATCGGATCAGCGCAGTGGAGCCAGCAGAATGAGCTACGAGGTCGCTGTCATCGTCCCTGTGATGCGACGACCGCACCGTGTCGTCGAACTACTGAACTCGTTCCACATGTCCGGGCACCGAGGTCGCGCAGAAATGTATTTCGTCGCAGACGCAGACGACGACGACGAGCTCGCAGAACTCAACCGGGTACAAGCAAACATCATTGTGAACTCGTCACCCGTGAAAACGTTCGCTGTCAAATGCAATCTTGGATATCGCGAAACGATAGAACCGTGGCTGTTCTTCATCGGTGACGATGTCGAATTCCACAACGGATGGCTGGACGCAGCGTTCGCGAACGATGACGGATCCGCGTTCATCTCCACCAACGACATGTTTAACCGTGGCGTGCTCGCAGGCATGCACGCAACACATCCGTTAATCCGTCGATCATGGATCGATGAGCACGGTGCAAGCTGGGACGGTCCCGGAACGGTATGCCATAACGGATATCGGCACTGGTACGTAGACAACGAGTGGACTGCGGTCGCGTGGGCAGCGAACCAGTTCCGGTACGCACCAGAAGCAGTTGTGGAGCATCTGCACCCGCTCGCAGGCAAAGCAGAAAGCGATGAGGTGTATCAGCTCGGTCAAATGCACACCATCGGTGATCGACAGTTGTATCTGTCCCGGCTCGGAAGGTTCGCACATGCATCCTGAAGCAATGAAATGGGTTGAGGACGCGGTCGCAGGACACACGTTCAGGCGCGTGATCGAACTCGGTTCACGCGATGTGAACGGTAGTGTGCGTCACCTGTTCGGTGACGCAACGTTCACCGGTGTTGATATCGGTGAAGGACCCGGTGTGGACGTGGTGTGCGACGCTGCGGATTATCTACCAGACGAGCTCGCGGACTGTGTTGTATCGACCGAAATGTTGGAGCACACGGCACGAGCTCGCGAAACCGTGTTGGCAGCGTTTGACATGTTGGTGCCCGGCGGGATGCTGGTGATGACTGCTGCCGGTCCCGGCAGGCAACCGCATTCCGCGATTGACGGGTTGACGGTGCGTCCCGGCGAGTTTTATGAGAACGTGCATCCCAACGCGTTGACCGGCTGGCTCACGGAGGCAGGGTTTGAGCGTTGCGTGGTGGATCAGCGTCGCTCACCAGCAGATGTGCGTTGCATCGCATACAAACCCGATACATCAGCACTTACCGAGCTCTAATCTGGTGGGTGTTCTAGTTGTGGTGCACTGTTGTAGGATTTCGGCAGAGCACAGCGAGGGAGCGCAATGGCACATCTCACCGATCGGCTCGTCACCGAAGACGACCTGAAAGAAATCTTGGGGATCAGCGACACCGTTGACGACAACAGGTTGACGCTCGCAGCTGACGCTGCGACACAAATCGTGCAAGCCTACTGCGATCGACATTTCGTGCAGCAGGCAACCGCGACAGCGCGAGTATTCACCGCGCTTGACCCGTGGATGCTCGAAGTTGACGACATCTCCACCACCAGCGGACTCGTCATCAAAACAGATGAAGATGGTGACGGCGTGTTCGAAACGACATGGGCGACCTCCGAGTACCAGCTCGAACCGTTAAACGGGAAACAGATCGGACAGAACTGGCCATACACACGGATCCGAGCGATCGACGCACGAGAATGGCCACTCGAATACGGGCAAGCAGTCGTGCAAGTAACTGCACGCTGGGGATGGGCAAACCCAGACGACGGAGCCGACTATCTGCCACACCCGGTCGAGCAGGCAGCACAAATCCAAGCAACATCAATCTTCAAAAGCGTTGACGCTCCGCTGGGCATCGCAGGATTCGGAGATATCGGCATCATGCGACTCCGTCAAGCAATCCACCCGGTCGCTGCAGCGCTGCTCGCACCCTACCGACGAGATGCGGTGCTGGTCGCATAATGGCAGCAACCCTGCAGCAGCAAGCAGACGGGTTACAGGCTGCGCTCGCAACCATCACCGGTTTACGAGTGTTCGACCATGTACCGGATAACTGGGCGACACCGTGTGCGTTCGTTGTGCCCGACACGATCGAATACTGGAACGCGTTCTCCGGTGGTGACGCGACCCATAACTGGACGGCAACCGTTGTTGTGGGACGGCAATCGGATCGCAGCAGCCAACGACAACTGTTCGAATATATGAGCTACTCCGGTGCGAACTCGGTGCGTGCAGCGATCGAAACCGATAGAACACTTGGTGGTGTCGTGCAATCGTTGCTCGTAGCTCGCGCAGAGAACGTGCGGATGGTGACGCAAGGCGACCAGTATTATCTTGCAGTAGATTTCGCAGTAAGAATTCACGCTTAGGAGCTCGCATGGCGAAGTATCGGATAATCTCTAACAGGACGGTGTGTGGCAACGTTCCCGGTTCAGTCGTTGAAGATGACGATCTGATCGGTGGCGATGTGGCACACTTAATCAATGCCGGGCATATCGTTCCGGTGCGATCCGGGAAGAAAAGCGACCCGGTGGAAGATGTTGAGCTCGGAGACGAGGAGCAGTAATGGCAAAGCTGGTATTGACGAACCCGGCGATCACGATCGGTGGAGTCGATCTGTCCGATCACATCGCTAGCGTGGCGCTCACCGAGTCCTACGCAGATGTTGCGACGACCGCGTTCGGAAACACGGCGGTGACCCGTGTCGCTGGGCTCGGGGATCACAGCGTCAGCCTTGATTTTCACGAGGATTACGCGTCAGGGGAAGTGAACGCGACGATCGCACCATTGATCGGTGCGACCACGACAGTGTCGATCAAGCCGGTGAACGAAACCACGTCAGCGACGAACCCGTTGTGGTCGATGACGGTGCTGATCACCGAATGGCCGTTGATCGATGGTGCTGTCGGTGATCTTGCGTCCGCAAGCATCACATGGCCAGTGTCTGGTGATATCACCACCGCCACTAGCTGAACTAACCGGTTACAACAGGAGGTACTGCCGTGCTTGGATTACGGCTCCGAGTCATCACCAGCGAAGGCGAACTCGGTGAGTTCGCTGTCACACCGAAAGTGCAAGTCGAGTTTGAACGGCACTTTAAGACAGGTGTCGGTAAAGCATTCCAGCAGGAACAGAAGGTTGAGCACATGTATTGGCTCGCATGGAAAGCTGTTCACGCTGCCGGGGTCGCTGTGAAACCGTTCGACAGCTGGCTTGATGACGTGATGGACGTG